AATCTCCAAAACGCGATTCGCTCAAAACGCCAACAGCTAAACGGCGAGATTTCACAAGCATTGAAAGAATCAAGCGATGAACCTATTTTAAATGCTATTCCAGCTCTTGAAGAACTGCGAAAGGTTAAGATGCGTCTTAATCCAAGACTTCAAGGAGATGACATTGCGGTAATTGATGATCTCATCTCAAAAATTCGCGGAGAAACTCAAGGCGGTCTTGGCAGCGTTAAAAATCTTTTTGATCTCAAAGATTACCTTCAAACAAAAGCATCATCTGCATACATGAAAGATGGCCAAGTGTTTATGGTTGGCAAAGAGGCTCAGCAAGCCGCAAAAGCCGCTGCGGCCGTGATCCGTAAGGAATTAAATAAGGCTTCACCTGAGATTGCAAAAGCCAACAACACGCTTTCTCTACTTCATTCTTTAGAATCTAAGCTTAATAAAAATCTCATTAAAGAGGGCGCATCTGATTCGGCGCTGTTATCGGCTGGCGCTGGACGAAACCCAAGAAACGCGCGAATGCTGCAAAGGCTTGGGCAGTTCACCGACACAAATCCTTTGGCAGAGGCTCAATTACTGTCAACAGCTAAAACATTTGGAAACGTCTCGCTTAATCCGCTTGATCAAACAGGTAAAGCTGCAGCAAGAATGGCACTGGGCGGGACGGCAGGATATTTAACAGATGGTAATGAGGGGGCAGCTTGGGGTGCAATGTTAGCAAATCCCGCAGCTCTTAAATATTCAATAATGGCTGGAAAAATTCCTATCAATGTTGTTCAAGGAATTGTTCAGAGAGTAACAGGTAGCAAGGCATTAAATGATGCTGCAATAAAGAAAACGACTGACTTTTTGAAGACACCTGAGGGCCAAGCCATGATGACAAATCTTGGTCTTGGTCAAAAGATAGTTGAAAAAGCAGCTAGTCCGTCTGAAGCAATTCAACGGCGCGCTAGCGGCAGATAATAGTTCTGACCCACTGATTTAAATTCCCAGATCTCAAAACGGATTTCGATCCAAGGGGATTTAAATTATGGCGTCACCCGCAGTGACTTACAACTTTACAAATGGAACGACCGCTGATGCGGATCAGGTAGACCAAAACTTTACCGATATCATTAACGGGATCACTGACGGCACAAAAGATTTGTCTATCAGTGCTCTTACTTGCGCTGGCGCCGTTACACTAAACGGAAACGTTACGTTAGGTAACGGAACACCTGACGATATTACGGTAACTGGATCACTTGCCTCAAGTATCCCAATCAAAACGACAAACTCATTTGATATTGGCTCTAGCACATTGGGCTTAAGGTCAATCTACTTTGGCTCATCGGGCGGCGCGTTTTCAACACGGCTTATCGGCGGGGCAGCGGCATCAAGTTACACCATTACCTTGCCGGCAAGTGGTCCGAGTGTGACTGGTAAAACAATAATCTCTGATGCGTCGGCCGGACTATCATTTCGTTATGCTGAGAAATTCACTGGATCAAAAACGTCTGCATATACCGCAACGGGTGATGAAACGATTATTCCTGTTGATACGTCTGGCGGCGCATTCACAGTCACACTACCGGCCGCTGCAAGCTATGCAGGAAAACAACTTACCATTGTTAAGACATCAACCGATTTCAATGCCTGCACCATTGACGGAGATGGTTCCGAGACGATTAACGGATCGGCAACCACCTCTATCAATACGCAATACGAGTCACTCACTATCGCCTGTGATGGTTCTAACTGGTATATCCGCCAAAGGTATATCCCTTCAGAGTGGGCATCATATACGCCGACTATTTCAGGCTTTGGTACCGTTACGTCATTGGCGGCATTTTGGCGCAGGGAAGGCGATTCAGCACGCGTGAGATGTTATTTTGTCGCTGGTACTGTTGCAGCATCTGACGCAAAAATCACGCTCCCAGGCGGAACATCGATTGATACCAATAAACTCACGACTGCTCAGTCTGCATATCTTGGTGTGTTCTTCTCAAACGTCACAACTACAGGAACCGCATTTCCGGCAACAACTCGCGGTCCTTTCGTTATCACGACAAAAATTGGCGATACGGACGAGCTATTTTTCGCTGTCGCTGTTGATAAGGATGACGTTGTGTTTAGACCTGATCAGGGCACAGTAGTCGGCACAACCAGTGCTTCAGTCGTGATTGAATTTAGCGTTCCGATCTCTGGCTGGAAAGGATGATCGAATGGACCAGGAAAAGCTGGTTGATTATTTCATTGCAAAAACTGATGCGAGATTTGATCGGCTTGAGGCGAAAGTAGATCGATTAATTGCTTTTCGAGTTCTTCTCATAGGGGCCGCCGTGGGAATAAGCGGCTTAGTTTCCGTAATATTTCAAATAGCAATAGCAATGGCTAAACATTAAGGGGGAAAGATGAAGAAATTAGCTCTGATCACTGGTGTGATCTTAATAGCATCTGTTGCCGTGGCACAAGAGGCACCGGCACTCGGTTGGGTTGATAAAGTGCTTGCACTTATCCCGGTTGATGGCGCAGTGGTCGCGACAATCGCAATGGTGCTTGAGTTTGGTTTGCGTCTAATTAAGACAGAAAAACCAAAATCAATGATCTACCTTGTGGCTGACGCAATTAAAGGTGTGGCACTTATCTTGGCAAAAGTCGGTTTGCTTTTAGATAAAGTTCTTCCGCAAAGAGTTAAAGCTCCGGAACCTCAAGAGGCTCCGAAGGCTTAAATGCGCATACTCTTATTGGCCCTGTTTATTTCCGGCTGCGCTTCATTGGTAAACCAGGAGTTAAATCCTGATGTTTTCTATAAGCGGGACATCCAGCTTGAGATAAACGGGGTCAAGTTTTTAGGCGTAGCTGTTCCCAAACGCGCAGATAAATACGAGATCAAAATCAAAGCGCGCGGGAAAATCGACATGCTGACCGTCACAAGCTGTCATCGGGAATTTGTGATTGAAGACCCAACAGTCATGCCTGGCACGTCGAGATCATTTAGCTTCACCTACGTTCCTATCAAAGGAATTGAAGACGGTAGAGGCTGCCTTCTTGATATCGGAGCTTTTGAGAAAAAGCGCGGCCGGCATTCATGGGCCACAATTGACTTTGAGACTGAAACGGAGAATCTCCCGGCAATTCTAAAGTGTAATGGTGAGAAATGGGATACTAACCCCTCATCTGTCTCAATCTGCCAAGGGAAAACTGGGCTCATTCAAAAAATTAGATTTGATCATCGAGTAAAAGTCTCACCTGACACAGAGATGTGCAATGTCATGAAGACCGAGGATGAGATGACTTACACCTACGTAATGCCGCGCGGGGAATGCACTTACTATTTTGGCGACAAATACGGCAATTTCCATAGGCATACAACAATTGGTTATGAATCAATTTTGATTAGGGAGGTTGGCGAATGAAAGTCTGGCGCGATGATGTTCTAGTTGTGGCTCTCATTTGTGCTGCGGTCGCTTTCTGCGCAACGCAAATTAAAAGCTGCGCTCCGCAAAATCCTGAAATGCATTATCACCAATACGGAAGCTCCCAGGGATAACGATGATTCTAACCATTATCCAAGCCGCAATTAAACTCTTCTTACCAGTGCTTGATTATTACTTGCGTAAGTCCGCCGCCAATGAAGAGGCGCGTAAGGATTATTTGGCCTTTGTTGAGATCATGAACCGTAAAGGCTTAGCAAGCGTAAGTATGCGCATGAAAGCTAAAGATCAAATAGGGCGTGTCGCTGACATGTGGAAAAAAGAAAGCGAAGAGGCAGAAAAAAATGGCTACTAAAGAACTCCTTTTCATGGACGGAATGCCCCCTTGGATTGATATCGCGCTAAAAGAAGTTGGCCAAAAGGAAATCAAAGGGGATGAGGATAATCCAAGGATTATTGAATATCACTCGGCTACAAAACTTAAGGCAACCGAGGATGAGGTCCCTTGGTGTTCAAGCTTTGCTAACTGGTGCATGAAAATAGCAGGCTTAATTGGAACGTCCAGTGCGGCAGCAAGGTCTTGGATGAGTTGGGGTTATCCTTGTTCTGAGCCAGTGAAATACTGTGTTGTGATTTTACGCCGAGGCTCTAAGTCGTGGCAGGGTCATGTCGGCTTTTTAATGGACTGGGATGACAGAGAAATTAGAGTGCTTGGCGGTAATCAAAAAGATTCCGTATCATTTCAAACATTCAAGCGCACTGATGTACTTGGCTACCGATGGCCAAAAAAAGAATATATCTTGGTTCAGAAAAATAATTGAAATTCGCTATTGACACATAATTTTGCCTTGAGACGCTTGAATGCGTTGGAGGCGGATTTATATGCTGGTCTCAATTTTGTTTTTCCTTTTGGGTCTCTCTGTTTCACTTAACGTTTTTCTATTCATTAAATTCCGTAAGACCAAATTAGAACGACCAAAATCTCAGGATTTGAGGGAATTCCTAGGGGATTTAGCTCGCGGTAAAGCTGTTATTAAGATCGAGGTTCTTGATCCAAATGGATTATTTCATCACTCAATGAGGGGAATTTGATGAAAGTATTTATTACGGGAATTACGGGTAGCCTTGGGACGGCGGTAACTAAGTATCTCTTAGAGCATTATCCAGATTGCCAAATTTACGGCTATTCAAGAGACGAATTAAGACAGCAAAAATTCATGAGAGATAAAAGAATCACTCTTACGCTTGGATGCATCCGGGATCGCGATAGACTCTTAGAGGCAACGCGCGGAATGGACATTATATTTCATCTGGCGGCCGTGAAACACGTTGACCTTTTAGAGCTAAATCCAGAAGAGGCAGCAAGCGTAAACATCGACGGCACAAGGAATGTTCTTTACGCGCAGAGAATGAACCGAATTCCGAGAGTTGTACTCTCATCAACGGATAAGGCTGTTTACCCTGTCAATGCCTACGGTGATTCTAAAGCAATGGCCGAAAAGCTTATTTTGAGAAACCCCAAAAATCTCGTTTTTCGCTGGGGGAACGTAATAGCGTCAAACGGTTCAGTGGTTCCGCAATTTGTTAAATCAATTAAAGATCATCAAACAGCATATGTGACTGACACAAATATGATTAGATTTTGGATTACCCTGAATGAAGCTGCGAAATTTATTGTAACCAATAGTCTTGATCAGAACTCTTCAGGTCTTATCATTCCTGAAATGCGTGCCGCAAAAGTTGTTGATGTCGCGTTAGCGGTTGCTGCAATCCTTGGAGTTTCAACCACCATTAAAACGACTGGACCAAGACCTGGCGAAAAACTGAGCGAATGTCTTAGGACTCAGTATGAAGGCGCTGAGATTCATGCGCACACGGTTCCGCAATTTTCAATGGATGAACTGATTCAAACTCTCACTCCTGTTGTGCAGGCAATCGCATGATTTTAATTGTTGGGCACAAAGGCGTGATGGGCAGACGTTACTCGTGTATCCTCAATTACCTGGGCAAAAAATGGATCGGCACGGATATTGATGGGCCAACGCAAGAATTTCAGTCAAAAGACATTAGCGGCATTATTATCGCAACTCCAACGGAAACTCATGCGGCACTCATTAAGGTTTATGCGGAATTCGGAAAACCAATTTTAGCCGAAAAACCAATTTGCAAAGATCTTAATCAGCTTAAAGAAGTACTTTATGCGGTTAAAGATATTCCGTTTGAAATGGTCTATCAATACAAGCAAATAGCACGTCTTGGCGATGGTCCGTCACATTACAATTATTGGAACCACGGTAGAGACGGACTTCACTATGATTGCATTCAGATCATTGGTCTCGCTCGCGGGCCAGTTGAGTTAGCAGAGGATTCACCGATTTGGGATTGCAGGATTAATGGGGATTTTCTTTTCATTGAGCAAATGGATTTCGCCTATGTATCAATGATCAAGAATTGGCTCAAAAAGCCGGGGATGGATTTAAACGAAATTTACGCAATTCATGAAAAAGTCCATGACATGGTGAAATCCGCATGAGCGCACCGATTAGGGTCTTAATTGGCATTCAAGCAAGGAGCACGTCAAAGCGCTTTCCAGGAAAATGCTTTGCAATGCTAGGTGAGAAGACTGTTTTAGATCACGTTATCGACAATGCAATTGAATGCTGTACATACTTAAATAACTTCAAGGAAAAGAATGGTTTCGTCGCATCCGCAGCACTTTGCATTCCGTATAATGATCCCATTAAAGAGCGATATCAGAACAAGATTAACATCATTGTTGAAGGTCCAGAGGATGATGTTTTAGAGCGGTATAAAATACTAGTTTCTAAAATGGACCCGGATTATCTCGTCCGCGTAACTGGCGATTGTTGTTTACTTCCAGGATATGTCATCACAAAGCATATCAATGTCGCTGTTAAAAATACCTATGATTACGTCTCAAATGTTGATGAGCGCATTCGCACAACGCTCGATGGGTTTGACGTTGAGGTCATTTCGCGGAGGCTCTTTGATTACACTGCAGAGTGCGCAAAAATCCAACACGACAGAGAACACGTCACAACATGGATGAGGCGCTGTACACCGACCTGGGCGCGCGTTGGGCACGTTGTGGGTTATCTTGATTTTGCAGACGTGAAACTCTCAGTTGATACGCCAGAGGATTTAGAAAGAGTTAGAAAGCACTACGACAAAATTCAATTAGCAATTAAAGTCGCGGAGGATTTGCATGGTAAACGCAACGTCCACCGACTTTAGTTGGTACCGTAGGGCGCAAGACTGTATCGCTCAAGGCGCACTGACAAACTCTAAACGCCCTGAGTGTTTTGTTCTGGGAGCATATCCGACACACCTAAAAAGAGGCGAGGGCTGTCATGTATACGATACGACCGGTAAGCGTTACATTGATTATATTACTGGGCTTGGCAGCAATTTATTTGGCTACGGCAATTCTTATATTCATGAGAGTGTCGCAAATGCTTTCAAGACTGGCTCGGCGTTATCGCTATCGTCGGATCTTGAGATCTATTTTGCAGAAAAAGTAAAAGAGTTTTTCCCCTGGATTACTCATATTAAGATTCTAAAGACCGGAACTGAGTCAACTCTTGCGGCATTAAGAATCGCTAGAGCATATACCGGCCGGAATTTGATATTATCTGAAGGGTATCACGGCTGGAGTGATGAATTCACCTCACTTAATCCGCCGGCTCTTGGTGTTCCGGGAACTTACACCATTGAAAAGCTTCATAAAGAATCGCGTCTTGATAAAGCTGCGGCCGTAATTGTTGAGCCTGTCATGACTGATGACGGGCCAGAAAGAATCGCTTGGCTCCGTGATCTAAGACGAAGATGTAACGCATCTGGTGCCCTGCTAATCTTTGATGAAGTAATAACCGGACTGCGTTACTTAGGTCACGGGGTCTCTAATTGCCATGGCATTGAACCAGATTTGATTTGTCTTGGGAAAGCCATTGGCGGCGGAATGCCGTTAGCCGTGGTTGGCGGTAAGACGCACATTATGAACTGCGGTGAGTATTTTGTGTCGAGCACGTTTGCGGGTGAGCGAGTCTCATTGGCAGCAGGACTTAAGGCGCTCGAATTACTTCAAACGAATCATAAATATTCAATTAATGATCTCTGGCGTGAAGGGACGAAATTTCTTTTAGGCTTTAATCGAATGTGGCCAGAGATGATTAGGATTGAAGGGTATGCCACGCGCGGAACGTTTAAGGGAAGTGATACGGCGAAAGCTCTTCTTTGGCAAGAGGCTTGTAAGGCGGGCATTCTATTCGGCTCCTCGTGGTTCTTTAATTTCTCTCATCCAGAGCAAACTGAAATTGTTTTAAACACTTTAAGCGACATTATGGTCCGCATTAAACATGGCAATGTGAAACTCGAAGGGACATTACCGACGAGTCCGTTTGCCGCAAAAGTAAGGGGATAATTATGGATAGTGAAAAAACATTTGATGAACTCGTTCAATATTTCAAAGACAAACGCACCAACATTATTAAATTGGATAGTGAACTCAGAAAAGAGGCTGAACTTTATCGCGCGCAAATAAAGGCAGCCTTTGGCATTACCGACAATGAACAGGCCAACGTGCTTGATACCATCATTGCTATTCGAAAAGTCTTGGGAATGAAATGATCAGACTTCGCGGGCTGATTGCTGATGATCTTGGTTACATGTTTGAATGGCGAAATGATCCGAGGATTAATCATTGGACACGGCAAAACGATGTGATTTCATCAGCATCTCATAAAGCTTGGTTTGAACGCCAAGCGCATGACCCTAAGATTAAGATGTATGCAATTGACTCTGGCTGTGTCGGTAAACACTGGCAGGCGCCTATTTTGGGAGTTTGCGGTCTCACCGATATTGATCTAATCAACCGTAGGGCTGAGTTTTCTCTCTATATTGGCCCTGAATATCATGGGAACGGTTATGGCGAAGCGGCCCTTAGGCTCTTACTCGAAAAAGGATTTAAAACTTATGGTCTCAACTCCATTTGGGGTGAGACGTTTGACGGCAATCCCGCGGCCAAGATGTTTGAAAAGATCGGGTTTAAAAAAGAGGGAACACGTCGTGCGTTTTATTTCCGTGACGGAAAGTTCATCGATGCACATTTATATTCCATTCTAAATTCGGAGTTTCAATCATGATGTCATTTCTCTCAGGCTTTTTTGCCTGTCTTGTACTGATGCTATTAACTTGGGCTATCTATCGTAGACACCGGCACCCAAGGACGGAAGCATTGCCGGTGCTTTCCTTTGAAGACGTGAAAAATCCGCAATTCAAAGCGTATGGGAAAATTGAGCGCAGAAAGCCCAAAGTGCATGATGATGCTGAGGCGATAAAGCGAGAAAAAGGACAGTTTAATTAATCGTCTTCGGCCCTGACGTATTCAGTATCCCACCGACTCGCGATCCCATCTTTGAAATAGAGCCTTACTTGGTCATACTGTCTTACAGTTTGAACTTCAGCCGGTCTGCCCCATGCCGCTTTCCAGATGTTGGTATCAGTCTGTGATACGACCCCTTGGTCGGTGATGTAGTAATATACCTTATAAGAACCGATGTTATCAACTCTGGCTGGCGCTCCGATTCGGCTAATGACCTCGTCCTCAGATTTTCCAATTAGCGGACTGAATTTCGAATAAGTGCTATTTTCAAACTGTTGCTTTGGAGGTGTTTCGCACGCCGCAATTGAAATGACCACAAATACAACTGCCAAAAATCTCATCCTCTCCCCCTCAAAAATATCCGAATGAACCAAGCATAAATCCAAAGTAAAACTTTAAGCTAATTGGCATTTTTAATTTGTACTCTTCCAACATTGCTTCAAAGGTGAAGTATTGCCACGCCAGAATGAACCAAACTTGAAATGCCAATATTAAGTAATCACTAAGATCCATGCCTAACTTATCGGCACCAAAGGTCCAGAACTTAAATAAATTTGGATTACCGTAGGAATAACGCCGCCAACCATCTGTACGTGTTTAATATCATTCAATAGTTATACTGTTATTGCACACCTATGGCGCGCTCCAGAAAAAGCCTTTCGAAAGTTCCGGCAAGTAAGAAAGTTTTAGTTAAATCTGAACTCGCTCGGATTGCGATGCTGTTGCGCGATTTACGACAGAATCAAAACATGACAATTGCTGAGTTTGCCGAAGCCGTAGGCGTAACGGAAGAAACCATCGGCGCCATTGAACGTCTCGACAGACTTCCGAGTGTTCCAATGCTCATAAGCATTTTGGATACATTCGGTCTTCAACTTACATTCAAGAAAAAATAGTTTGCATATTTTTTAAGCACTAGTGAAAGTTAGTTTATCCTACAAATTTTAAGTTGCATTGGCCGAACCATCTGTATAGATAGCTTTACCGAATCCTAACGTTGATGTCTTTTTCTACACAAAAAGGAGGGGCTTTATGCAGACCGCCAGAGCATTGGACCAACATGAAATAATGATGATCAATTGTAGCTATGTCCTTAGAGCCTGTAATGGGCATATTGCCAAAGCAATGGTGAAATTAAGGCTTAATGATAACTCATCAATGAAACTCTGGAAGGCATTTTCTTCGGCACTTTCGGAATATAACGACGAAAAGGCATTAGAAATAAAGGAACACGGCAGTCAGGTTTTGGATTTTGATTCGCCTAAATCGGATGACTGACTTCTCATGGCGATAACGATGGTATACGCAAGCTTAAACTCATCTTTTGATGCCGTTGCGAAAGCCTCTAAGAACTCCTTAGGGGCGCGTTTACCAATCATTTGGGCCCAGATTTCGCGGTCTGTGTTGAGTTTAACGACTTCACCAGTGGCGTCGCCTTCAAAGTATTCCGGCGGCTTTCCCAGCACTCTTAATAGCTCATTATATAAGTCTGAACCAGGAAGAGCGACGCCGTTAAGCCAGCGGCTTATGTTGCTTTCGTTCGTTCCAATAAGCTCGGCAAGCTCTTTATTAGAACGAATGCCAGCATCCAGCATCGCTTCCTTGAGACGCTGTCTAAATAGGGCTCGAATTGCTGATTTCACGCACTTAGCCTATCAAACTGCGCAAAATGCGCAATTTTGATCTTAAAATATGTACATAATTACAAAATAACGAGAAATAGTATTGACAATAAGGCTTACTTGCGCAAAAATGTAATTCATGAAGCGGACGCTTAACATAGATTTAATTAAAGATTGGACAAAGTCAGTCGGTGGCCTTTCTCGTGCAACGGGCATTTTGTTGCAACAAACGCAGTGGTCACTTTCAAAAGCTGAGAAGGTTGCGGCTGGTCGATATTATTTTTTGCATAAACTCGAGGACCGAAAGCTTTTATCAAAGATAACTGGGCTGAATTTTAACGTGCTTTTTCCAGTCGAGCCGAAGCGGTCCAAAAAGGCATCTTAAATAAAATTTGATGAGCGGCATATTGAGCCGAACACACATGCGCAATGTGTGAATGGATTATTGCGCCAAAATTTCGAGGTGACTGATGATCTCAGGTAAAGCTCTGAAAACAACTGTTGAAGAGTACAATTCGATAGACGCCGTTAGAAACACTGAGCTTGGTTACATTGCCCGAAGTCCCGCGCATTACATTGAATATAAGAAAAATCCGCCTGCATCTACAGCAAACAAAGAATTTGGCATCGACTCACACGTGGCACTTTTGCAACCTGACCTTTTTAAATCTGAATACGTCATTGCGCCGAAATTCGACAAGCGTACTAAAGCAGGAAAAGAAGAGTTTGAGAAATTTCTGATTGAGAATAATGGGAAGAGGGTCATCGAGAAAGATGCCTTTGATGCCATTCAAGGGATGATTGACTCGGTTTACACGCATCCTGCGGCCAAAAAACTTTTGTCGCTTGGGCATGCGGAACTTACTTATTTATGGCGCGATCAAACTGGCCTTGATTGTAAGGTGCGTCCGGATTTCCTGCGCGACGGGAATCTTATTGTTGATATCAAGACCACTGAAAACGGAGCCTTTAAACCCTTTCAAAAATCAATTGCCAATTACCGCTACCACGTTCAAGGCGCTTTTTACTGTGATGGCGTTAGCCACGCGGTTGGCTCCGTATTTGATAAATTTGTCATCATCGCGGTTGAGAAAAAGCCACCTTATGCCGTGGCCGTTTACGCTCTTGATGAGGCCACATTGGATTGCGGTCGGTCTGAATACAGAGAAAACCTGGATCTTTTAGCAGAGTGTAAAGAAAAAAATCACTGGCCCGCTTATTCGACTGAAGTTCAACCAATGAACATTCCGCCGTGGGCATGGAAGGATGTTGAATGAAAACTTCAAAAGGAACTGAGCTTCCGATTATTAGACTCAAAGGAAAAGACTATCTTGAGGTGAAATATCGTCTTGTGTGGTTTCGCGAAGAGCGACCGCTTTGGGCAATTCAAACCGAACTTTTAAAGGCCGATGATAAAGAGGCTTTGGCTCGCGCAATTATTCTTGATGAATCTGGCCGAGTGGTTGCGACGGCTCATAAGAAAGAAACTAAATCTGGATTTGCGGATTTCATTGAAAAAGCAGAAACGGGCGCAATCGGTAGAGCTTTAGCATTGATTGGATACGGAACACAGTTTTGCGCTGATGAGTTAGACGAGGGTGAAAGAATTGTCGATTCCCCAGTAGTTAAATCCAACAAGCCTACGGTCGCAAAAGCTAATGCCGTCCAATCAATTATCGATGCGCCGTCTGATGATCTTGGTTCTTATGTGTGCAAATTCGGAAAAAAGCATAAGGGAAAAGCTTTAAAAGAAATTGACCCTGATGAGCTTCATAGTTTTGTTCAATGGCTAACAACCAATATTCGCAATAAAGATGGCGTGACTAAAGAGTTTATTGAAAAGGCCAGCATTTATCTGGAACTGGTGAGCGCATGACACTCTTAGAACTTCGCCAGCATGGCGTAACACCTGAACTTGAATATGACTCTGATGGTGAAATCGTTGGCGTTATCTTTAAAGCATACATTACGAGTGATCTTGAAATTGACATAACGAAGTCAGTTCAAGAGGCACTTTCGGATGCGACAATCACAGACATTCAAATTCAACTCGAAGTGGAAAGTCTAATTACGCATGAGCGGGATCAAAAAAAGGATGCAGGATGAGAGAAAAATTAAGAGCCGCAAGGGAAAAGTCTGGGTTATCACAGAAAGAACTTGCAGATAAATTGGGCTATTCATCATCACAATTTGTCAGTAATTGGGAGCGCAGTCTTGCGCTCCCGCCAATGAAAAAATGGGTTGAGCTTGAAAAGCTAATTGGAATTAGCGTCAAGGAATTGGCAGAAAATGCGAGAGAAAATCTAGAAAAGGAAATGCGTGCGACTTTAGGTCGAAAATATCCAAAACGAAAATAAATGCACGTGTCGGCGTCAGGCCCGATGAGGAGATTTAGCGGTTTTCGAGTTACGGGTCTGGCGCTTTTAGTATGGGGGGCAAGATGGGTGAGAAAAAAATCGAGGGCTTCATAGATATTGAAGAAGCGTCCAAGTTTTTGGGCGGTATGCCGACAAATACAATCAGATGGAAAGTCAGTCTTGGTGAAATCAGGGCTTATAAAGTTGGTCGCAAACAAATATTTGACCCAAATGAATTAAGAGAATACGTCAAGCGTCGAAAAATCCAAGTATGAAGCTGATTAGTATACCAGGGAAGGCAAACGCGAACTTATATCGACATCCTACAACAGGGATCATTTATGTTCGCATGTATAAAGAGGGAAAGGGCCGGCTTGAGAAATCAACCGGCACCGATAAACTCTCTGACGCGCGAATTATTGCCGACGATCTTAAATTCAAATTCCTTGGCAAAAAAAATCCAAGGCAAGGTCAAAGTCTCTGCGGTGAGCTTTTTGAGGAGTTTATCGAGCAAAAAAGTATTAAGTCTCAAGGGACAATTAACAGCATAAGAGCAAGCTGGAAACACCTTAAGCCTTATATCGAGGGAATGCTTCCGGAAGAGATTAATGAGGTGTGGTGGGAAAAAATCTATATCCCTAAAAAAAGAATAGAAACACACAAAAACAGAAAATTCTTTAATGATCATAAATGGCTCAGAATGTTTTTGCTTTCACTACAAAGGCAGGGAGTGATTGAGCGGCGCCCGAATCTCGTAAACCCTGACCCAGAGCGCGATGCGGGAAGAGTTTATTCAGATAAAGAGATTGAGAGACTATTGGCGCACGCCGATGGCGATTTAAAATTACAAATAAAAATGGCTTACACGATGGGAATGCGGTGGGGTGAAATCCTTGGTTTAACTTTCGACCGCATCGATGTTCTACGTGGAACAATCAAGCTCAGAGCGGAAGACACGAAGATTCGTAAACAAAGAATATTTGCAATTTCAGATTCTGTCAGGGATGAGCTGGTGGAGCGCAAAAAAATATCTGAAAGCCTTTACTTGTTTCCGATGAAAGATGATCCGACTCGGCCACGCAAAAGAGACGGCATGAAAACGCAGTGGGAAAATTGTAAAAAGAATGCCGGGGTGACTGGCCGGTTTCATTTTTTAAGGCACACGTTTTTGACCAAGGCGTTTAAGTCTCCGGGCGCCAACCCCGCACTGATTTGTCACTATGCGGGGCTATCGCTTGAGGAGGCTCAGAAGACGTATTTGCATTTTACGGTTGAGGATACAAGGGCAGTGGCCAGCATTGTGGAGCTATAGGGGACGCTTGCCGTTGGGGGAAAATTGGGGGAAAGCTTGCTAACAACTGGATATTACAAAAAAGTATTAGTCTTCGGGAGCAAGAGGTCGCTGGTTCGAATCCAGTCGCCCCGACCAATTTATCTATCTAATTTCTCTAGCGATTGCCTAGGGAAAACACCCCAAAACACAACACTAGAAATTGCGGTAAATGACGGCAAATGCCGGTCATTTTTAGCGGTCGTTGGGGGAAAATTGGGGGAAAGTTATTTCTCTCATCCGGCCACCGCCCCGCCTTAGCCGCTCCAATCTTTAGGCAACAAGACACGAAGTCAGTGAACAACTTTAGGGGGGCAAGTGGCACGCATCAGATACATCAAGCCAGAATTTTTTAGCGACACTCAAGTCGCAGACTTATCGGTCTTAGCGAGACTTCTTTACATCGGCCTTTGGTGCCACTTGGACAGGCAGGGCGTTTGTGAGGATGACATGAAATTGCTTAAGCGAGAGATCTTTCCTTACGACGATGACATTACGACCCAAAAGATTGAATTGCTGATTGATGAATTGATTAGCTCAAAGCGTCTCTACCGATTTAGCTATGGCGGCAAAAATTTGTTGTTTTGCCCATATCTTGAAAAGCATCAGAAGTTTCATCCGAAAGAAAATCATAAGTACATGATACCAGCGGATGTTTTGTTCAGCCTCTTGCAAGCAACTGGCGAGCAACCTGCTAGCAACCTGCTAGCAACTGTCGAGCCTCTTGCTAGCCGCGTGGGGAATGGGGAATGGGGAATGGGGAACCACAACAGTGACGTATCGGCCGAAGCCGATCCATCACCACCTGAAGAGCTTCGCGATGAATTGCTAGATCCATATCTCGCTAAAGTTAGAGTTGCTGCGCAAAGAGCTTGGCTTTCAGGTTTTCAAGACGCTGAGTGGGTGAAAAGTGAACTCAAGAAAGCGGTGATGTGGATGAGTGCCAATCCCAAAAGAGCCCCACGTTCTGATTTCGCTAAGTTTTTCAACAACTGGCTTAACCGTGGCTGGGAAAATTACCGCAAATCAATACCGAGCACAAAGGCGCGCACAATGTTTAACCGCGTCGTTTCGGAGTAAGTCATGTTTGTATCAGCGTCGGAATGTGCTTTTAGCGAAATTGAAAAACGAAAGAATGCGACAAAAGGCCTGCTTAAGTTTGGCGTTAGCTACCTCGATGATGCGCTTAAGGGAATTATGCCAAAAGATCTCGTGCTCATTGGTGCGCCGAGCGGGATTGGGAAAACCCAGCTTTGTTGCGGCATAGCACTTTCAAATCTCGAAGCTGGTAAGCGCGTGCATTATATCGCGCTCGAAGCCGAAGAACATGAAATCGAAAGGCGGCTTAAGTACCAACTTGTCGCAAATGCCTTTTATCGCGACGTAAACAGGCCAAGGTTAAGCGCAAAATTGTCCTTTGATCGTTGGCTACTGGGTGAGTTCATCGACGAGCTATGGCCTTATGAAGAGAAAGCGGCGGAATTTTTTAAGAGCGGTTTTCAAAATTTATATTTGTATTACAAGCAGGGAAAATTCGGCGTTGTTGAACTCATCGAACAAGTTGCTGTGCATTCCCAGCCGGCGGACCTGATCATTATCGACCACGTGCACTATTTCGATTTTGAAGACGATAACGAAAATCGTGCGATTCGCGAGATTGCCAAAATCGCTAGGACCCTTGCGCTTGAACAAGGGAAACCCATCATCTTGGTTGCGCACCTAAGAAAGCGCGACAGGCACAACCAGGAAATCGCAGCGGGCCTTGATGAGTTTCATGGCTCATCTGATCTAACCAAGATTGCGACGAAAGTCATAACGATTGCGCCCGGAAGTGTTACCGACTCGGGCACGTATGAAACGTATTTTAGAACTCCGAAAAGCCGCTGGAACGGCGGCGCCATTAGATATTTAGGCCGACTCATTTTTGACCCGAGGACAAATTCATATGCGAAAGAATACAAAATTGGCTTTGCCGAATGCACGCGAAACGACGGCTTTGAAGAACTTGCTGACGTTAATTACCCAGACTGGGCCAGAAAACCTCAAGCACTGGCCAGCCGCGATAGTAGTTATGTTCAGAGAAAATCCGGCATGGGTTTTATGCAAGGAGGGCAGAGAACTTTTAGTGAGAGCTAAGCAAATGGTTGAAGGAACAGATTGGGAAGAGGCTTTGAACTTAAACGAAACCAGGGGGGGTGGTGAAAAAATCACGGATGAACCCCATGCAAAGCGGGAGGGAGCATGAAATCAGTGAACTGGACGAACTACGGTAGATGTTTGCGCTGCGAGAAACCAACATCGCATTTCTCTGGCATATGTATCATCTGCCGTAAATCGATGAATCTTAAAACACGGGGAGCAAGAATTTCTAGGGCATGGGGAGATAAAACAAAACTGGAGCGCGGCGCATGAAGGTAAAAGTTTATAAACTGAGGGATGGCATGGGCATTATTAAAAAAGCACTTTACGGGAAAGCGGGCCGGGATGACGTGTTTATTTACGATGACGGCAGGATTGAAGTGAAGCCTTACGTTGTGCCGAAAGACGATATCGTAAGGCTCTATCGGCAGGGGCGCTCAGGTTATCACATTGCGAAAGTCTTAAATTGTCCTGTTGGCCAAGTTTACAAGGTGATCAAGGAAACGGGAGTTAAACGATGGGGATAAGACTGTTTTCATCAAAAAAAGAGTTGATGAAAGAAATTAAAATTCAGCTCTCAAAACGAGTTTATAAAAAGCTTTATGAAGTTGAAGTGACGGACTTAAAAGCTGGCGATATTCTTACCGTCATGGCATCAGGACAGGCCACAAATGATACTGGCTGGAACGTTATGTTGGGTCGATTCATTACCTTCAATGACAAAGAAGTTTGCGAATCAGCAAGTTCCAATATCACACCAGACATGCATCACGGTGCGATAGATAAATACTGGATGTTCCCTGTTGACAGAGATTATGCAACTGCAAAAGTGGCGCTAGTGATTTATGCGGCGTCAACTAGAGCGCATGGAATGAAGCTTAGAATTGATCAAGGCCGTAGCGGAATTGCAGTGAGGGTGAATTAGTGGATAACGTTAAGTTCTATAGGAAACTACGTCTGTTACGCCTGAAGCAAAACCGGATTGATACGAGAAAGGCAGTCGTTATGGATTGTCTGAAATACGTGCTTGAGCATCGGAAATACGAGGCTGGCAAAATCGAGACCGCACCGGACATCGCCATCAAAATGGCTGAGAAGGTTTTTGACTATTTGGAAAAGGACTTGCCGTGACTGAAGAGAAGTTTAAAGAGATCGTAGGCATCGCCATTGGTGAGGCGTCAGTTTGTTGGTCTGAGGTACCTAAGGGAATATTTAACAGTGATCGGGCCATTGAGATTTGCGAGCGAATTATTAAAGCTCACAAGGAATGTCTTAATCACGAATCCCCTCCCCACTTCTCCGACCGGAGTGAGGTTAATGAAAATCTCCCAAAGCGTCTTCTGACGGCTCTTAAGGATACAGTTGAAAAGCTCAATGCGGCCCATGCGGCTGATCCGTATGTTGCAGAGGCACCGTCTCATGAGGCTTTGGATTTAATCGCCAATCGAGAAACCCTCTCCCCATACTTCTCCGATCGAAAGGAAGGAAAATGAAAAACAAAAAAAGAAGACTTAAGACAAGTGAGCTTGTGGCTCTTGGTCAGATGACTGAGGGGTGGACCTGGTTCACGTGGTTTCAGGCAGTACTTTGGTTAAAGATTTGGCGCAAGAAATGGATGAAGCAGGACTAAGATGTTTAAGCTTTGCACTGAAAGCTGTACGCCTAAGGAGAAGAAATGAGCCAAGAAAACCAAATTGCGGCAATGGACCCAAATCCATTCCCTAAAAAGATGCCAACGAGTCTTTGGATTAATGTTTTCAAGTCCTTCGCCAAGGACGGGCCCAATGGCATTCCAGTCCTTAAGATCACACTTGAGTGCGGTGATGAGAAAGAAGAGATCATAAATACCTACGACGTTGAGGATGAATTCATTAGTCAACACACGAGTATCGGCACGATCTTCAGGCATCATGAGACGCGAATCAAAGAACTCGAAGCCGAACTCGAACGTTATCACGACATGGAATATCGATTCTCGTGTCTGCTTTGCCATGCGACTGGCTCGCGAATGAGCAAAACAAACTATGACAAAGAAACGATGTACCAAGTCGTTGATCAGCACATTGAAGAAATGATTGAGTATCGAATTAACGACATGATCGAGGATGGCGAACTCAATCGGCTGAAGGGAGGGGCGGGGGATGAGTGAGCATGAACAAATGAGACCGAAATTACTTGAGGGATATTCCTTCGACAATATCAAGCAGGAATACTTTACGGTAAAAGAGCTTGTGAGTTACTACGAAGGATACATAACTGCCGTGAGAAATTATGCAATCTGGAGAAGTGGCGAAATGCTCGTAGGATGTCTTGAACAACCATTTAAAGAGGCCGTAAAAGAGCAGCAAGAAATTAAAGATTCGCTCAGCGCCTGGCTTGCCACGATTGAAGTCAACTATCCAGATTATTGGAAGTGGTTATGAGCCAATGCCCCAAATGCGTCGAGCTTGAGCGGTACGCAGACAGGTGCACACTTGAACTTGCCAAGGCAATGGCGGACGCCGGCCGAATGCGTGCGGCGCTTGAAGTTCTCAAAGATCTGGCTGAATTCTACGCGAGTTCTTATAAATCTGAACCTGCCCAATATGCTCTTGTTAAAATGGAAATGATACTTGGTAAAGAGGCCCTCAGGCCAAGCGAGGAGGGGAAGGAATGAACGAACGCAGACACATTCGCTCTCATCAAGTGAAACTATCTTCGGATAGAGGAGACTTTGGCTTCAAAACATTGTGTGGAACAAAGCAAGAGTACGCCGAAACAAAACCACTTAAGCAGTTCAAGTATTGCCACGATTGTATTCGTTTACTGATGATGAAAAAAGAAGATGAGCTAAGGGAATTGGAGCGATATTTATGACCGAGAGTGAGAAGAAACCGAGAGAGTGGTGGCTGGATATTGTCGTAAGAGAAAAAGATCCAATGGGAGAAGTATACTCTGTCCCGGAATTCGATGGCCTTATTCACGTTATCGAATACGAGGCCTACCAGGAGCGTGAGGCTTTTCTTCTCGGCCGCATCGAAGATCTGGAACTCCAAGTGTGCCGTCTTAAAACGCGGATTGATGAAGACTACGTTCAGTATATCGAGACAAAAGAAGAAAGAGACTATCTGTCAGTAGACCTCGACACCCTCCGCGCACAAGTCGAAGTGATGAGGGAGGCGTTGGAGTTTTATGCTAACAACCAAGGACTATCCATTGACTTCAAAACGAACGTCTTTCGAAGTAGTGACACCGACGGCAAAGACTTTCATGGTGCTAGAGCCAGGGAAACACTCGCCAAAGCCCACGAGATGAGGAAGGGATGAACCTTGAACCGAGCACATGCATAGTGTGTGGTAAACCAGTAGCTAATGAACAACTTCAATTGCCAGACGGTTGTTATCTTGGAGTTTACGCCAATGGAATGCTGGGAGTTGTACACTCAGAATGCTGGAATGAGTATAGGGAAAAAGTTAATCCTATAATTACTGAGGATGATATTAAAGACCTCGAAAATATACTCTGAGTACAGAATCAGAGACCAAAGTAAACTGTACGCAAATAGCATACAATTGTACGTAAAATGCGAACATGACCCATTTACGAGACCTAATCGGGTCAAGAATTTGCTATTGACACACTTAGATCAAATGAAATGCTCAACCTCATGAGCACTAAGAAATATCATTTAGAGTTTGTAATTGAAGGTCTGCCGAAAATAACATCCAACGGCTCGCAAGGTTCATGGCGCGCTAAGTATGGGAATTCCAAGAAATGGAAACAAGCGGTTCTTCATGCGCTAGCAAGCAAGAAACTTCCAAGTGAACCACTTAAGAAAGCTAAGATCACGCTAACGAGAATCTCAAGCACTCAACCAGACTTTGATAATCTCGCAATTTCATTTAAGCCAGTCATTGATGGCTTAGTAGAGGGAAATATCCTCGTCGATGATAAGGTTAATAATGTGAACGTCACCTATCGCTGGAAAAAGGGATCACCTGGTGATGGGTCAATTAAAGTTGAGGTTTGCGCGTGAGTGACTCAAAAGGACGCAAAAAGTCTCAAAAGACCAGAACAAGTACGGTTAAGCAGGGTCGTAATCAGAAAATTATTAACGAGGCAGTGAACGGTAAAAAAAATACCACCGAGTTGGGTGAAGAGTTTGGTTTATCCAGACGTCAAGTAAGTAGAATTATCAACTCTGACCAAGCAGACCAATTTATCAAGGACATAAAGCAGGCCTACGTTTCATTTCTTGATAAGGCATTAGAGGTTCAACAAACGGCTATGGACAAAGCCAATGAGGATTTAACAAATGCTCTTAAGGCGTCACGAGATTGTTTAAAATCACATGGCATTATTACTGACTCATCTAATATCAGTGTCAGCATGCCAGAGCCAACCGTGATTGAACGTATGGACGGCGGCAAATTGGAATTGAGTGCCGGCAATAAGAGAGAAACAAAAGAGGAAAAACAATGATTAGTTTTTTTGAAGCAAAAAAGAAAATCAAAGAAGACAGGTTAATGCAGAATTTCATGCTCGTATATCAGGGCTTAAGCGGCATAGAGTGTCTTTGTGAAAGCATGATGCAGGACAGGGACTTAAGGGACCGCGTTCGCAAAATCAAAGATGAAGTAATTGATTTGCGCGACGCAATTAATGCGAAAGAAATTAAAAAAGATGTCTAACGTTTTGCCATTTGCGCGCCTCATTAAAAGCCCTGATCAATTCGATCAAATTCCAAATGGCGCTAGAATTTCGTTTAATAAGGAATTTAGCGACAGGGATAGGCGTTGGATGAGACTTCATAATGAAGAGTACCTAATCTGTGATGACGGTGGCGGCATGTGCGCTTACGATGCTTTTGCGTCCGAAGGTCAATTTTGGGTGAGAGATTTCCTTGTAGATATGGCGGCAGAGTGAAATTTAACGAAGGTGTTAAGATCATAGCTGAGGTAGGTTCTAACTGGCATTCACTACAAGACTGTCTCGATAGCATTCGCATGGCAAAGCTTGCTGGTGCCGATGCGGTGAAGTTTCAGTTGTATAACCATAAAGCACTCTATGGTATTGCCGGAATTCCGGATGAGAATGTTGTTGATAATTGGTTGCCTGGAACATTACCAGTAGACTGGCTTCCGCGATTAAAAGAATGCGCTGACCAAGTTGGGATTGAATTCCTATGCTCAGCATTCAGTCCGGAATTGCTTGATGTCGTAAACCCGTTTGTCGAAACGCATAAGCTTGCATCAGCGGAAATGGAACATGTTGGGATGCTTGATAAGCTGATTGAATATGACAAGCCAGTCATCGTCTCAACTGGCGGACACACGATTGATGAAGTGAAGCGTGTTGTTGAATACTTAAATGGCCTTGATATTTGTGTGATGTATTGCGTGAGTGAATATCCTGCGCGATTTATTCAATACTCAAGAATTTTAGCTTTAAAAGAGCTTGAGAAACCACTGGGATTTTCTGACCATACATTAGATATGGGTTTTATCGGACGCCATTTGAGCATTCGGAACGTTAATGTTTTTGAGAAACACGTTAATTTTGTGAATGTTAAGGACACGCCGGACGCGCCGCACTCATTGTCGTTTGATGAGTTTAAATTATATGTGAAATCTCTGCATTGGAAATTGAGAGACGATGACGTGCAATTAGAAACCGCCATGCGTGAAAAACATAACCGCAGACTCATTGCCACCACGACAATTAAAGCTGGTGAGACATTACAATTAGGCGTCAATTACGGGATTTATCGCTCACTTAAGCCCGCGCCGGCCGCGCTATCACCATGGAAAGCAACACTCATCGACGGTAAGCGCGCTGCGATTGATATTCAAGCTGGTGACGGAATAGCTGGCGATTCTATCACAGATTAATCCAGCGATTACCAACCTATAATTTTATTATAAGTGATTTGGTCCAGTATTAATTCCGCTGAAAGTCCGAAAGACTTTTTCTATGGCGGAAATGAAATGCGCACTCATCGTGCCAGATTGCCACGTACCTTATCACCACAAAAAAGCATACAAGCTTATGCTGACAGTGGCGAAAGACATTGATGTGGACGCAATCTATCTCTTAGGTGACTACGCTGATTTCTATGCAGTCAATGGTCATGGGCCAAAGCATCCAAAACTTCCGCAAATGCTCGTGGATGAAGTCAATGCGGTAAACGCAGGACTTGATGAGTTAGACTTTCTTTTTCCAGATGCCAAGAAAACATTTATTCAAGGCAATCATGAATATCGCTTGGAGCGCTACCTTCAGAACAGAGCGCCTGAGTTATTCGGGTTGATCGATTGCCAAACATTATTCAAACTTAATTCTCGCCCTGGATGGTCATGGGTGAAGTACGGGCCGAATCAACGCACTCGGGTGCTTAACTCGAAACTATACGCGCGGCATGAGCCGCTTGGGAATTCAGCCAAACTTACCGCATCCAGGGCTCTTTGTTCTTTAGTTTATGGACATATTCATCGCATTGAAGAATCGCATATGGTTGGTATTGATCACACCAATCATGTGTCTTTCAGTGTCGGCTGGCTTGGCGATAGACGTAAAGATGAAATCTATAATTACATAAAAGGCACTTATCAATGGCAGTTGGGATTTGGTCTTGTTTGGGTTCATCCGAAGACAGGATACTTCTACCATCACAAAATCCATATTCTCGACAATTTAACATGTATGGTGAATGGTAAGAGGTATGCCGCATGAAAATACCAAAGTCAGTCAACGTCTTGGGTGAAAAATATAAAGTTAAAATCTTAGACGAAATTCCGGATCATCCATATGCAGTTGGGCTTTGCGATTATAACGCGCGTGAGATTACTCTGCTTAAGAGCCTTAAAGGTAAAGATAAGCTTGCCACATTCTTACATGAGGTGAACCACGCAACCCTTTGGGAATCAGGCGCTGGTCAAACTCTCTCTAGAGATTTAACTGAAGTGATTGTTGATACGTTGGCTAAGGTTTACGTTAAGAATTTTATGAAATGAACTAGGCCGCATCATCAGGCCAGCCGTCTAGATCTCTATCAATCTGATCCAGCATTTTTTCTAAAAACTCTCTTGCATATTCGCCAACGGATTTATTAGTTGGTTTTAGTTTCTCAGATGCAATTCGATATCTCTTATGAATTGATTCCGTTACCGCAATTGATAGGGGAATTTCAGCTGGTTCTTTTTTTGCGACTAGCTTCATGGAATTGATTGAACCAAATTAATAAAGCTCGTCAATAGCTATTCTATACTTATATTGCACATATAATTTTCATGTAAGTGAGCCGGATGCGTATCTTGAAAATGGATGGCTGTCTACAAAATGCATTCGCTCAAACAAGAGCAAGCAATATTCTCTGAGAACCGAATTACAGTTGTTGGGACTGGTACACAGTGGGGAAAAACGACAGTCGGTGCTTTGCGTATGAAGCACAAACTATTCACATTCAAGAATAAAGACGACGCCTTTATTATCACGGCTCCAGATTACAAAACGATGCAGCAATCAACACTTAAGGCTTTCTTACCGCTCATGAAAGGCTGGGGTGTTTACCGGAAAGCTGATGCCACGTTTGAAATGCATAAAGGCGGCATTGTTTATTTCAGAACGGAAACCCATCCTGACTCTATTGTTGGTATCACAAATGTTCGTCACATTTGGGGTGACGAGGCTGGCAAATACTCGCTTTATTTCTGGGAAAACATGCAGGCTCGGGCTGATTTCTTGGGTGCGAGTATTGATTTAACAACATCACCTTATTCGCTTAATTGGGTCTGGCGCGATCTCATTAAACCTTGGCGTGCCGGCAAACGCCCTGACGTAAACGTGATACAAGCTGCCTCATGGGAATCCCCATATCACTCACTACATGATCCCAAAAAGAGAGATGAAAAGCGCTCAACCATGGATGCGCGTAGGTTTCAGATGCTCTATGGCGGTGAGTTTGGCCAGATGGCTGGACTTGTTTATGACTGCTTTGATGAGCATGAAAACTTATGTGAGCCGTTTCAATTGCCGTCGGGCACAAGATACGTTGCAGGCGTTGATTGGGGTTTTACTGACCCATTTGTTTTAAAGGTGCGTGCGATTACACCAAGCGGGCATCATTACGCGATTAGTGAGTTTTATAAAACTGGGATGACTCTTAGTAAAATTCTAGATGTCGCAAAACAAAAAAAGCAAATCTACGGGATTGAGATGTTTTACTGCGATCCCAGTCAACCTGGCCACATTGAAGAGTTTAACCAAAATGGTTTGCCTGCCGTGGGGGCTGATAACGACATACGGCGCGGCATTGATCTCCATTATGAACTCATAAAATCCCGTAGATTCAAAATATTTAAAGGCTCATCGCCTTACACTATGGATGAATTAGAGACTTATCACTATCCAGAGCCTGAGGATTTGGGTCCAGATGATGATTCAAAAGAGCAACTCCCTGTTGGCCAAGGGGATCACGCTCTTGACGTAGATCGGTATTTAACTATAATGACTGTGAGATCCGAGCTTAAAGCTGTTCCAAAAGCGCCAGCTGAAATTAAATTCCCACACAATGAAACCTATGAACAACGCCGCAAAAGACTCATGTCTAATCGGCGTCATGAGGATTATTGAAATTGATCATACGTGGGGATTGTCTCGAAAAGCTTAAAGCACTCGCTGATAATTCGATTGATTCAGTCGTTACCGATCCGCCTTACGGTCTTAAATTCATGGGAAAGAAATGGGATTATGATGTGCCGAGTGTTGAAGTTTGGCGTGAGGTGCTCAGGGTACTTAAGCCTGGTGGTCATCTGCTTAGCTTTGGTGGTACTCGTACCTACCACCGTATGGCTTGTGCTATTGAGGATGCGGGTTTTGAAATTCGTGACCAAGTGATGTGGCTTTATGGTTCAGGATTTCCTAAGTCTCATGATATTTCAAAAGCGATTGATAAAGCCGCTGGTGCTGAGCGTGAGGTGGTCGGTAAGAGAATTCGTCTTGGTGACCTGAAAGCTTATTCAGACGATCGCTCAAAAGCCTATCACGGGAATTATTCAAACGACGGCAACGAGTCACCAATAACCGTCCCCGCGACCGAATCCGCAAAACAATGGCAAGGTTGGGGTACGGCACTTAAGCCAGCTAACGAGCCAATTTGTTTAGCACGTAAGCCACTCGAAAAAGGCCTCACTGTTTCAGAGAATGTTTTGAAGTATGGAACAGGTAGCATAAATGTTGATGCGGGGAGGATTGAGTTAGCTTCGAGTGAAAATCCAGAAAAACTCAAAGCACGCAGCGGAGGTCAAGAAGGATTTAAGCCAGACGGCTATGTCGGCGGAATTGGCCAGAGACGAGAATCACAGGGGTGGGATTGTTCAAAAGGCCGCTGGCCTGCGAATGTTTTGCTCGATGAATGTGCGGCAGAAATGCTGGATGAGATGAGTGGGATTACAAAATCCAATATTCGCCATCCGACGGGTGGTGTCCGAGGACACCACCATGGCCAAGAGCGAAAGCTCAAAGATGTGACTGTCCGAGGACAGTCTGACTCCGGCGGCGCATCCCGCTTTTTCTATGTCGCTAAAGCCTCAAAACGGGAACGTGGTGAGGGAAATAATCATCCCACAGTCAAACCCATCAAACTCATGGAATATCTCATCAAGCTTGTGACTCCACCAAACGGCACCGTGCTTGATCCATTCATGGGCTCAGGCTCAACAGGTGTTGCGGCTAAAAAACTTGGCTTTAATTTCATCGGTATTGAACTCTCACCGGAGTATGCGGAAATTGCTGAGAAGAGGATTTCGCATGCTGTATGACTACTCGTGCGACGAATGCAATAAAGTCCATGAAGTCATCAAGCCCATGGCTGACTCGCGCCGTATTGAACTCTGTCCAGACTGCCAAAAAGAAATGCGCAGGATTTATTCCGCAAATTTAGAATTCTTAGGAACGAAAGTTAAAGACGCTGAATACTATCCGTCGTTTGGCCAAGTCGTAAAGTCAGATTATCAGCGCAAAGAACTCATGAAAAAACACAACGTCATTGAAGTTGGAAACGAAAAGCCAGACAGAGCCCGATATTACATGAATCGAGACCGCTTAGAGCGGCTTAAGAAACCTTATTTAGAGGATTTATAACATGGAAGTTATCCCGCTTTTGGGTGAGCATGAGGCTCCCGCTAAAGATGTCGCTAATGAAAAAGGCTCTGTGTACACGCTCTCAGATGAGGAGCGTAAAACCGTAAAGCTTGTTAATAAACTATTCTCTAGAGCTAAAAAGCATCGCGATAAATACGACGTTAAATGGATGGATTTCTACCGCATGTTTCGAGGGAAACAGTGGAAAGAAGAGCGTCCGGCTTACCGCCACGCGGCTGTGATGAATATCGTCTGGCGAGCGATTCAATCTCAAGTTCCAATTCAAACTGACAGCTTACCTAAGTTTGAATTCCTTCCGCAAAACCCTGAGGACAGAGAGATTGCAGAGATTTTAAATCAAATCTGTGAGAGTGATTGGACCAAGCATAATTGGCTCATGCAGTTAACTGAGACAATTTATGATGCTAACATCTACGGCACTGGCTTTGGCGCTTGGACTTGGGATGAGAAGTATGATTACGGCATGGGCGGCATTTGTCATGAATCTTGGGACCCGATCCATTGCTTTCCTGATCCAGACGCTAGAGACGTAAACGGTAAGCGCACTGGATTTTTCATTCACGCTGAACCGATTGCAGTTGAAAAGCTAAAATCTGAATATCCTGAACATGCGGCATTCATTAAACCTGATGCGATAGATCTCATTGAAGACGGTGATAAGACAGATATCCATAAAGATCGCTATAAATCACCAGTTGATAATTTATCAATCGTGGCTGGAAGCCCTGAACAAGATGATTCAGCTAATCCAAGAGCACTTAAGATTACGTGCTGGTATTTTGACCCCTCTATCGAAGAGGTTGAAGAGGAAGAGGACCACGAGATTGAACAAATCAATCCAACCACTGGTGCTCCTGAGAAAGTAATGAGCAAACGCTCAGTCTTTGTTAAAAAGAAAAAGTATCCCAACGGTAGAAAGATTGTTGTTGTTAACAATATCCCTGTCGAGGATGGCCCGATTGAGTATGACGATGGGAAAATTCCTGCGGCACGTTTACTTAACTACGTTTTACCACGTGAGTTTTGGGGCGTTGGCGAAGTTGAGCAAATCGAGGGGCCTCAGACCATTTACAATAAGCTTTATAGCTATGTGCTTGATGTTTTAACTCTTATGGGAAATCCCATTTGGGTCATCTCGAAAGATTCAGGCATTGACACCGATAACGTGTTCAATAGACCTGGACTTATCTTAGAGCCAGCTAACGCTCAGTCAATCGTAAGACGCGAAGAGGGCGTCCAACTTCAGCCTTACGTAATGCAAATCCTAGATAGAGTTAAATCAGAGATTGATGATATTGCAGGAAGTGAAGATGTCTCGCGCGGGGTTAAGCCTGAAGGGGTTACGGCCGCAAAAGCTATTGAAGCTCTGCAGGATACAGCGCAAACAAGGCTTAGACAGAAAGCAAGATTCTTAGACGCTTATTTGCAAGAATCTGGTCAACTTTATCTCTCAAGAGTATTTCAATTCGTCACTGTTCCAAGAGTGTACCGGCTTACAAATAACGAGAACTCCCAGAAATATTTCAAGTTTCACGTCGAGCACGCTCAGGATGAAATGGGAAATCCTGTTAAAATCGCTAAAGTCCGTGATTATGTCGAGCAACCCGATGGAACAATGGCCTATGGTGAGGAGCGCCAATACCAGATTCAAGGTGAATTTGACGTTAAAGTCTCAACCGGCTCAGCACTTCCGTTTGCTAAGACTGAGAAATATACTCTTGGCTTTCAGTTATTCGATAGACAGGCAATTGATGTTGAAGAGCTTTTGAAAGTTGCTGATTGGCCAAATAAAGAGGCTGTTTTAGAGAGGATGCGCGCTAAAGAAGAGGCTATGATGGCAGCCCAAATGGCGGCATCTGGCGGTGGAATGCCTGCTGAAGCCGGTCCTGTTCCGCAAGATCCCTCTTTACAGGCTGTTTAAAACATGTATCATTGACTTTGTCTGAGTCTTACAAAATTAAATTCCCAAACAATTTAAATTCCCATGCAAAAAACCTGAAACCTCATGAGGTTTTTCATGGCAATGGACCAAATGCCGCCCAAAGCTCCGGCTCCGGCAGCTCCCGAAGCTGAAGGCCCAGGCGAAGCGTCTCAACTCGTAGTGGAAATTCAAGAATCTATGGGAAAACTCCAAGAACTTCTTGGTCAAAAATTCCCCGAAGACGCAGCAAAACTCTCTCAAATCATGGGCGCTTATGAAGCTTTAGTAGATGGCCTTGGTCAATCTCCTGATGCTCCCAAAGTAGAGCAGCCTGGCCCCAAAGGCCCTGTGCCAATGGAATCTGGCGGTAAACCTGGAATGCCGGTGATTTAATTTATGGATCAAGAACAAATACAAGTTCCAGACCAAGCTGGTGATTTTGACGTTGATGCGTATATGGCTCAGGCTGATGCGCCCGGCGCTGAAATTCCAATGGATGCACCAGCTGAACAAGCTGCGCCTGCTGAACAACAAGCGCAACCTGAAACACAGGCTCAGCAAAACCATATCCTTGAATGGAATGGTAAACAAATTGAGGCAACCCTAGATCAACTCAAAAAATGGGGCCAACAGGGCTATGATTATTCCCAAAAGATTGCGGAATTTAATCGGCAAAAACAGGAATTTGAATCGAAATATCAGCCCTATCAAACCATTGATCAGTTTGCTCGGGAAAATCCAGAGTGGTGGTCGCATGTTCAACAAGCGTGGGAACAAAGGCAAAACGCCGCCACAAATCAACAAGGAAACTTAGACCCGAACAACCCACTCACTCAAGAACTCTTAGCGGTAAAGCAAGAGTTAGCTGAACTTAAAGGCTTTAAACAAGAATTAACGCAAAAAGAACTCAATCAGAAGCGAGAGGCAGAAGACCAAAAACTCAATCAACAAATCCAATCCATGCGCGAGCAATACAAGCATCTAGATTGGAATAAAGTTGACGAGAATGGCCATGACCTCGAAATGCAAGTCATCGCATACGCCAATAAAAATAACATTGGCAGTTTCGATGCGGCATTTAAGGCATATAACCACGACCGGTTCATGTCGCTCGCAATGGAAAAAGGAAAAGAGCTAGCGTCCCAGGAGATAAAAAAGAACACCAAGTTAGGATTATTGGGAAAAAGCCCAACCCCTACCAAGGAAGTCACTGGTTATCAGAAAGGGAAATCTTACGACCAGCTCTTACAAGAGAGTCTACAGGAACTTGGTTTTGCCTAACATGGAGGTAAGGCATGGCTTTAACTTATAATCAAATCAGTGCAATCACTGAGAAAAAATTTATTCCGAAAATGGTTGATAACATCTTTGATAGCAATCCGTTGCTTCAGAGATTTAAAAAAGGTGATGTCTACACGTCTGTTGACGGTGGTACAGAGATCATCCAGCCCTTGAACTACGCTCAGAACTCTTCTGGCGGTTGGTATTCAGGTGCAGAGACCCTTAGTACGCAGGATAACGAAGTTCTGACTGCCGCCAGCTATAGTTGGAAACAGCATTACGACAATATTTCAATCTTGCGTTCAGATGAACTTAAGAACTCTGGCGGTCCCGCTATTCTTAAATTCGTTCAGCAAAAGATTAAAATTGCCGAGATGTCTGGCCAAGACCGCATGGGAACTGGCCTCTACAATGCAGGCAGTGATTCAAAAGCAATTGCTGGTCTTCGCTCAATCGTTTCTACCAGCAATACTGTTGGCGGTATCGCTCAAGGAACATATTCTTGGTGGCAGGCTCAAGTTGATAGCACAACTACAACTTTGAGCATTGCTGCAATGAATAGCCGTTTCTCTGCTTGCCGTATCGGTGCAGATAAACCCACCGTTATCACTTGTGGTTCCACTTTGTGGGATCTTTACTATAATCTTTTGCAACCGCAACAGCGTTTCCAGGATGCTGAAACTGCTAAGGGCGGTTTCTCTGGCCTGATGTTCAACGGCTGCCCGGTAATTGACGACTCACACGCACCCGCATCGCATATGTTCTTCTTAAACGAGAAGTATCTGCATCTTTACTACCATAAAGATGAAAACTTCCGTTTTGAGCCGTTCCAAAAGCCGGTTAACCAGAACGCGAAAATTGCGAAAATTTACTGGATGGGTGCATTTGGAACATCAAACGCACGTATGCAGGGCGCATTAACTGCTATCACCGCTTAAGGATGAGGGGGGATTAAGATATGGGATTTCAAGGTGTAGCTCCGGTAGTATTTGAAAGCGTATCGCAGGTCACTGCTACTCCCTCCGTTGAACTTGGCACACGCCGAGTTGTTGACGGTGAAGAGTATGTGTACTGCTACAACGCAGGTGGCGGGCAGGCGAGTGTTAATTTGGGCGTGAAGTTGATCACTGGCGCTTCAGGTTACTCGATTGCTCAAACGTCTATCACTGACGTATTCAATCCGCTTGTTGGTGTTGTGAAACATTCCACAATGGCAGCTGGCGATTATGGATGGGTCATGGTTAAGGGTTTTGCAACTGTGAAAGTTGTCTCTGCAATGACGGCAGATTATCGAATGATCGCCCTCGGTGCAGCTGGCTCTTTCATTGAAGCAAGCGGAACCACGACGTTTGGAACTGCAACAGTTGTTGGTCATGCTTTGAGCGCCAACACTGGTTCTGGCGGATCTGTTTACGCTTTCATCAAGGGTCTTGCATAAGCAGGCCCTGACTGAAACTTAAATATGGTGCTAGGGGTCTTAATTGGCCCCTTGGCACTCTTTTAAGAGAAAGGGATGATAAGCGTGCTCCGTAATCTAGACATGGTTTTTGAGTTTAAGAACACGATTCCAAAGCCTCCGATGGCGGCTAAGGAAATGTATGGGCAGGCGTGTTCTAATGATGAAGTGACTGTGAACACTTGGCGCGAGAAATGGATTGGCCAAGCGGAAGCAAATCACAAGCGTTTTGGATCTTTTAAAGATCATGGCATTGGTACACTCTTTGGTATCAATAAACATAAGCCCGCTATCGTAATCGGCTCCGGACCATCGCTTCAATACAATGTCGATAAACTTAAAGATGCTAAAAAAGCAGGCATTCTTTTAATTTCATGCCTCCATAACTTTCAGTACATGGTAGATAACGGCATTGAGGTCGATTACTACGTTTCACTTGATGCGGGTGCCGTTGTAATTGAAGAGATCTCCGAGGGCGGAAAGCTTTCGCACGCTGAATATGTTGAGGCTACTAAGAACTCAACTCTCTTAGCATTCATCGGATCAAATCCGGCGTTGTTTGATAACTGGAAGGGGAAAGTTCATCTATTTAACTGCCCAGTTCCGGATAAAGAATATATTGAGAGATCAGCGAAATTAGAAAAATTCAACACTCTCGTCTCAACTGGCGGAAATGTTCTCGGTGCCGCCATGTATATTGCAAAAGCAATCTTTGGTTCAAACCCGATTGTTTTTGTGGGCGCTGATTTTTCATTCTCTTACACAAGAAAATTTCACGCATGGCCCTCAAAGTATGACGGCAATCTTGGTGAGGCTATCAGATGCATTGACGTCTGGGGAAACTCTGTTTTGACATGGCAGAGTTATTATAATTTTAAGACCTGGTTTGACTGGGTTTCAACACAGGTTCCAGGAATTTACATTAACTGCACCGAAGGCGGTCTTTTAGGTTCATATCCTGAAGGTAACATTGCGCAGATTAAGCAGATGCGCCTTGAGGATTTAGTTAGAATGTACTCGATGCATGAAGAGATCAGGCATCAGTGCGAAAATCCAAGTGACGATGAAAGAAAAGTTCTATTTTAAAAAAGGAGTTTTAAATGGCTTTCACAATCGGACGTGAGAACACGGTCTTAGGGAATAAAAAAGTAGCACTTCTGTCGTGCTCTGTTGATTCAGCTTCAGGAAACATCGACACAGGTCTTGCTGTTGTTGATCACGTTTCTATTTGTCCTGTTAGCATGGCAACGGCTGCGATTGTTTTAAAGAAAAACGTGGGCTCTGGAGCCACCGCACGCGCCGGGATCATCAATATCAATGGCGCTGCAAGCGGTGACGTTTTCCTTTTGACTGTCTACGGCAGGTAATTAGATGCCATCAGCCAATTGGTCAGGTTCAGGCGGCGGCGGAGCCGTTGCCGATAGTGTTCTAACTACGCGAGGGGATCTCCTCACTCGTGATAGTTCCGCATTATCAAGAATCGCCATTGGCTCAAAAGGGTATCTTCCGCACTCAAGTGGGAGTGATCTTGAATACCAGCGCTTATTAGATCCGACAAAACGTTTGATGATCTTTGAAGACTGGATCGAAGGCGGTGCAGCGGGCGCGTCGGTTAGCTCTTATAACTGGAACGCTGCGGTCGGAACAGCTGGTGTTTTAAGTGCGAGCACAACTACCGTTACGGGTGTAAGAAACCTTGGAATTATGAGACACTCCGTCTCAACTGATACAGGGTTTGCAAACGCTTCAACGCTGACAGTGTTAAAAATTGGTGGCGGCCGAATCTTTTTTGAGGCTTGCATTCAGATAGACACACTTAATGACGGCACCAACTCTGCCCGGATGCAAGTTGGTCTTAATAGCACAACAACTGCAGCACAAAACGCCAACGGTGTTTATTGGATGTATGACTCTGCAAACACTAAATTCCAATTTTGCACAACGGCAAGCTCCTCAACTACGGCAACCGCACTTGGCTCAGACGTTGTAGCTGATGCTTGGTACAGACTTGGGTTTGAGATTAACGACGATGCTACAAGTGTTACACCTTATATTAATGGTGTAGCGCAAACAGCTCAGACCACTAACATTCCAGCAACCTCAACACTGCTTCACTTAAGTGCATGTTGGGGAAAGACAGCTGGCTCGGGAACTTTGCTTTTGTATAATGATTATATTTTTTATGACCAACTTTTCAGCGGGAACAGACACACATGAAATACGTTGCAGTAAAAAAGAATGATCCAAAGCTTATGAAAAAATGCGGGCTCCCTGAGAATTATCCTCTTACCGTCTCTGAGCACTTCTCTTTAGAGGAGGCTACGAGAGCTTTCAACGGTGAAATCTGCGCCATTGAGCCAGTTGAAAAATATAATCGCGTCATGAGTGATTTGAGAAAACAACACGAGAAATCTTTGGTAAAATTAGAGAGAGTAAAACGAATCTCTCAGATGAGTTTGTTAGGACGAATTGCCTATTGGCTGAAAGAATTGTTTTTTAAATAAGGGGTTTTTATGAGCCATGGACCATTATCAGTATATACCGCTACGATGGCGACTAATACGACGCTAACAAGCTCAGCTGATTTATCAAGGGCTTGGAAAACTGTTTACCTGCAAGTTCCTACGATGACATCAGGGACACAACTTCATATTCAAGCCTCTGATACTCTCGCTGGAACTTACCGCCGAGTGTATCATCCGCCAATTAACTCAAGCACCGTAGGAGTCAACGCATTTGCAATAGCATCCAGTGCAACTAACTGCCTTGTGCCGATCCCGAATGGACTGAGGTACATTAAAGTTGAAGCAACGGCGGTTGTGAGCTTTGATTGCGCGTTTAAGATTATTTGCTCAGATTAAGAGGAGGCAATAAATGCCACAAGTACGTGTTTATAACGATAATAAGTATCCTTACCGTGAGAAATTTATGGATCGGGACATCGAGATTGATGCCCATCAATATATTCTTATGGATGAGAGTGAGGCCATAAAGTTTCGCGGAAGTTTTGTAGCGCCAACTAAAAAGGCCGACGGCACATTTGAGCCGATGTCTTTTAAGATGATCAGACTTGCGCCGCATACCCAAGAAACCGTTGTTAAAGAGGCAGAGAAATTCGTCTGTCAATTTGACGGCACTGAGCATCCTACAAAAGAGGCTCTTGAGAAGTACATCGATGAGAATCATTTGGATAAGCTCTCTGATCAAGAGTTTGCCAAAGAGAGAAAGAAAAAAGCTAAGTAAGTGTTCTTTTGGGTTCCATGGATGGGGCCTGCCCTAGGGCGTTTATATTTATGGAGGTTATCGGATGACCCCAACGCAAATAGAAGACCAGTTTCGACTTCAATATAACGCTGTCAATGACACTTACTTTACTCAAGCGATGGTCTTTAACTGGATCTACTTCGCAGAGTATGAATTAGCGACAAAAGCTCTTTGTGTTCAGGCCACTCACACAACAACAACCGTGGCCTCGCAAACAGCCTATACATATCCAACTAATACAATCGCCATTAAGCGCGTTGAATACCAAGGTGTACCGCTTAAAAAGGTGTCTTTCCGAGAAAACGATGCGGTGACTTTAACAAATCCCACAACCGTCGTAACGGGGCGCCCACTTTATTATTCTCAGTGGGGAGGCGAGATTAGACTTCAACCAACTCCTGTCTCAGCGAATACGTTGAGTTATTACACCTATAAAGAGCCAAGCGTTGTAACGGCTAACACAACGCTAGAGGTGCCTCAGAAATTTCATCCGCATATTGTCAATTACTGCTTAGAGCAAGCCTACGCAAAAGATCAAAATTTGCAGATGGCATCCTATTACGGCGCAAAATGGCAGGCCAATGTTCAAGAGGTTATGGACTGGCAAGCTAAAGAAAAACGCACTGACGGATTTGCTGTTGTTCAGAGCGAAGACCAACTTGAGAGCACAGTTCTGGGGGCCGTGTGAGATTTGGTAGGAAAGTTTATCCTGCCGGCGGACATATTGTTTTTGACGGCGGGAAAAATTCCAAGTTTGAAAGGGCATTGATCCCTGATAACGAGTCCCCAGATTGCGCTAACGTCATATTTGACGCTGGCTCAGTAGAAACCCGCCAAGGATATTCAAAGCTCAATACCGCTTCAGTTGGCTCATTTGCCTGCGATGGTCTTTACACTCGTCATGATTCTGATGGCAGTGAGACCATGTGCGCTTTCTACGGCGGACACTTCTTTACCGTTAACGGTACCTCAATGGTAACGGTCCCAAGCGCTCAGAGTGTTTTCACGGCTGGTGTAAGAATGGCAGCGTGCGAGCAAGAGGATTATTTATTTATGGGGAACGGGGGGCAGATTCCCTATAAATGGAACGGGGCTGAGTTCACCCGGCACGGTGTTTATCCGCCAACGACCACGTCAACGGTTGCCTCACAAGGAACGGGAGTTTTAACAGGGGATTTCACTTATAAAGTGACCACCGTGAATTCAAATTTAGTTGAATCAGATGTTGGTCCGGTGACTGCCACATTTACGGCAGCAAGTGCGACTTTAAGGGTCTCATCAATCCCCACGTTTGCTGCAAGCTACGGTGTAAACGCTAGACGCCTTTATAGGTCTGATGCTGGAACTTGGAAGAGAGTTACAACAATCTCAGATAATACGACCACAACGTTTGACGATAACGTGACCACGGCAGCTTTAGGGGTTGCTGCTCCTACTGATAATGGTGTTCCGCCGAAATACAATGCCTGTATTTATCATCAAAATAGACTCTTCGTTAATGACCCGGCAAATCCTAACCTTGTTTGGTATTCAGAGCTTGGAAACCCCTACACATTCGCCTCAACTAACTTTCGAAACATTGGTGATTCTAGTGGCGATATCGTTAGGGGCTTTGGCGTTTACGATAACTCTGTCGTGGTTTACTGCGATAAGTCCGTGTGGCTTATTTATATGCCAGAAACGGATGACTCAACTTGGCTTGATATCAGAGTGCAAACGCCGTTTGGCTCAAAAAGCCAGTTTGCTCCGTTTAATTTCAATGACAAGCAAATGTTTGCAGCAATGCAAAATGATAAGTTTGTTGGTTTTGCCGCAATCAAAGGAAACGCAGGCGCCCCGTCGGCAACTCTTCTTACAACTCTAGGCGTAGGCTCTGAGCTTCAGAGCGATCGGGTTGAGCCCGATATGTTTAACGTTTCTGAGTCACTTGTTGGCCAGATATCGGCCATTGTTTATAAGAATAAAGCCTGGATCACTGTTCCTTATGGTTCAAATGCTACAGCGAATAACCGCGTTTACCATTTTGATTTTTCAATCTCAAATCTCTCTAAAAAACAAGAGGGCTCTTGGGTCCCGTTTACGGGGATGTCAGCCACTCAGTTTACCATTTGGGATGGGAATTTATATTTTGGCTCATCTACTGCAAATGGCTACATCTACCAAGCAGAAAACGGGCTTTATAGTGACGATGGTGCCGCAATTGATTCTTACTACTGGACCAAGGAATTTGCAGGCCAGCCAGGGGATGAGCATCTTGAAAAAGACTTCCGTTATGCTAACATCTTGATAGATAACTCAGGCTCATATTACATGAACCTGACTTACCGGGTTGACTCAGATAGCGGAATTGGAACTACAAACCAGATTAACCTCGATCCAGGCGGCTCCCAGTGGGGCACCATGGAGTGGGGAGAAAACTGGGGCGGTGGTTTAGATCAAGATGAAGACCGTGTCTACCTAGGAACTTCGCGCGGGCAGCGCATTCAATTTAAATTCTCAAACCAAAATACTGTAAACCAGAAGTTCAAAGTCCACTGGATGAACTTCGCATATAATATCAAGGGGTTTAGGTAATGGGATTTAACTTCACTCCACGACCGTTTGGCATGGCTGGTCGACTATCTGACAAAAATCAACGCAATCGAATGTCGAATAGCTTAAGGCCGTTTAGTTTCGAAGAGGGTCATAAGATGATGACAGACCCCGGCGGGCTTGCATCTGCTGGTCTTTACCGCCGCGGGAAAATGCCAAAATTTGATAACACTCCACTGCCTGAGGACACGCCGATTGCACCAATGGAATTTACGGCGCGCACATCTTTGCCGGAATTTGAAGCCGCTCGCAGACGAATGACTGAGCAATTCTCATCTGAAAAGCAGGGCGGAAACGATGCCATTCAGCGCAGATTTGCCTCAATGGGAGCACTTAACTCTGGTGCCGCTATAAAACAACAACAAGTATTCCAAGATAAACTCCGCGAACAACAGGCTAACGCTCTTGGTGACCTCGGTGCTCAAGAGGCTGGCCAGTTAGCTAACATGAACGATGAGAGAAAGTTTCAAATCGATGTTATGAACCGAGATAACGCGTTTAAGCAAAAAGTGTTTAGCTTTGAGCGCGCATCAAAACTCAAAGAACTTGATTTGGCTAAGAAACAATTCCAAATGGATTGGGAATCTACGGAATTCAATAAACGCTTGGCTGACCTTGAAGCCGGTAGAAAGCCTCCGGGAATGCTTGCTGGAATTTTCCCGCAGTTTAAGGGGTTTTAAATGATTCCGATCAATAGACCAAAACCACAACAACAAGCTGGCGGACAGGCCATGGTGCAACAGCTTTTGCCTATGGCTGGCTCAGCGCTTGGCGGATATTTTGGCGGGCCCGCTGGTGCGAAAGCCGGCGGGATGGCTGGCGGAATGCTTGGTGATCGAATGGCAAAACAAGGTGAAACCGCACCAGAGATGCCAAAACCAGACATGGGTGATTCAGCTATGAGCCGCAGGATGATGGCAAAGCAAAGCGATACATTTCAACAGCTAAGAGACGGAATGAATGCTCTTTATGATTTACCTGATGACTTACGGAAAGAGTATGCGCGTCCTCTTTTACAAGCATACACAATGGAAGCTAAAAAACGCGGAATTGACCCTTATTCAGTTGGGTGAGGTAAATAATGCCAGTCGCAATTAATTCGCCACAAAATAGACCTGACAATGATCCATGGGATAAGGTCGCAAAAGCGCTTAATGTCGCATCTAGCATTTACGGCATGAAGGTTGATCATGAGAAATTGAAACTTCAACGTGATCTTTTGCCTCAGGAAATGGCAGATAAAGAGCTTGATAGAAAAGCAAAGCAATCAACTATTGAGGCTAATCAGTTTAAAATTACCGAAGAAAAAGCAACGCAAGACCGAAAGGCGAACAATCAGTTTTTGCCTGGTGAAGTTCCCGGACTATTAGAAAAATTCAATATTTCTGACAAGCCGTCAGAGGGCTCCATAAAGGCTCAGATTCTTGAGGGCAATACTCCAAGAGAGATTTACCTTACAAAACGAGTTTCTGAAAGTAGTGGCCCGTCAGCGTATACCGTTTGGAAAGACTCCAGGGACGATGAATTTAAGCGAGGAAAAGAAACTGACGACAAAGTTGAGAAACTAGAATCAAAAGTTGGACCGCATCAAGAAATCATGGGTTCACTTAAGGCCGTCGATGATTACATGCGAGACACCGTTAAGGTTGGTCTTGATGAATATGATGAGAAAACAGGGATGGCCACCGTCGTTGATCCAAACACAGGTCAACTTGTCACAAAACAAGTTGATCTACCTGGAGTGTCCGTTCCTCTGCTTGGACGAGTAACTGCTCATGACACAAAGGCAAGATCTTTGAATTCATTGATTCAAAAGGTTTTCAACGTCGAGTTAAAAGATCGATCCGGCGCTGCTGTGACGACACCAGAAATGAATCGAATCAAAACTGAATTTGCAGCAGGAAAGTTCAACACTGAAGAGGAGATGATTGGTGCATTGAAGTTGTATCGTTCATTGGCGCTGCAAGCAATGCAGAACGCAGAGGCAGGCTTCCGTCCAGAGATTCGTTCTGAGTATCAGGCGCGTGGCGGAAAACTATCAGGCAATTATGCACCAAAGTCGGATCCGGTTGCGCCTCAAATGGCTGCGCCTCCGCCGGCAGGCTTTCAATCAACTAATGCTGGCCAAGCGGGACCCTCGCAAGCCGATTTATTAAAAGCTATCGAGCAGGAAAAAATCAGAAGAAAAGGCATTCAATCGACTCTACCGAAGGCTAAAAAATAATGTCATTTGATTTGTCTAAACTCTCAGACGAAGAACTTGATGCGCTAGAAAAAAAGGAAATGGCAAAGCGCAACGGCGGAATTGATCTAAGCCTATTGTCTGATGAGGAGCTTGATAAATTAGAGGCTCAGGCGCTTGCGAAACAAAACGCTCCAACAGCAATGGAAGCGGCCGGCGTTGGATTACGGAAAGGTGTTTCTTTTGGATTTAGTCCTGTCATTGCTGGCGCAGGCGGCGCTGCTGGCGCTTTCCTGGGAACACTTGATTCTGGGCGCAGTTTTGGTGAGGCAATTGATGCCGGTAAACGTGGCTTTCTTGATGAAAGACAAATTGAAATAGATAGACAAAAGGCGGCTTCCGAGGCTCATCCCGGCGCTGCAATGGCTGGCGAAATTGGTGGAATGGCGTTAACGCTTCCGTTTGCTGGTGCGCGTGGCCTAAAGGGCGTAGCTGGAGTTGGCGCCGCACAAGGAGTTGGAAATGCTGCGAGCACGTCTCAGAGTTGGGAAGAGGCGGCCGTTGAAATTCCAAAACAAGCTGCTATTGGTGGGTTAGCTGGTGCCGTATCTTATGGAGTGTTAAAGGGCGCCGATAAGCTTGGTTCAGCAGCAATCAATTCAAAAGTTGGCCAAAAGGCCACGGCAGTTGGAAAAAAGGCTTTGGCATTACCTGGGAAAGTCACAACAAAAGTTGCAAGTGCTTTAACAGGAATTAGCGAGCAAGAAATTAAAACGTTTGCCACTCAGACGGACAAAGTAAATGCAATCATCAAAAGATCCGGTGGAGATCTAACAGAAGAAACCGATACATTAAGAAGAAATCTCCAAAACGCGATTCGCTCAAAACGCCAACAGCTAAACGGCGAGATTTCACAAGCATTGAAAGAATCAAGCGATGAACCTATTTTAAATGCTATTCCAGCTCTTGAAGAACTGCGAAAGGTTA